GCGGGTCTATTTCGCCGGGTAACGACACCGGAACGCGGGGGTTCTATTAATGACTGACACAACCAAGCTAAAAGACAAAGTACAGAAGTCGCAACACGCGGTGGAATTGCTAAACAACGGGCCGTTTAAGGAAGCGGTCGCATCTGTTGAAAAGCAATACCTTGAAGCTGCGTTGCTTGCTGACACTGACGAGTCAAGACGGAATTACCTTGAAGGCATCAAAGCCACAAGGATGGTCGCCCGACACCTTCGCATTTCAGCGGAGAACGGAAAACTAGCCGCGTCTGATTTGAAGTCTATGGAAGACTTCGACCAGCGCAAGAAAAGGAAAAAATAAATGCAAGACGGCAATACCTCATCTGAGACTGCCAACACAGAGTTGTCTATGGACGACGCTGTTAAGCTGATGGCCCAAAAAACAGACAGCAACGCTGCACCTGTGGAGCTTGAAGGCGACGTTGAGGCTCCCGAAGGACTGGAAGCCGAAGCAACAACTGAAACTGATGTGGAAGTCGAAGACGACGAAAGCGCAGACGAGGTTGAGTATGGAGCGGCAGAAGACACCGAATTCGACGAGGATATTTTTGTTGAGATTAACGGCGAAAACATCTCCTTGGAAGACATCGGCAAAGGCTATCTGCGCCAAGCTGATTACACCAAAAAGACGCAAGAAATCGCTGCCAAGAATAAGGAAATGGCAGAACTTCAAGCGTCTATCGCAGCGGAACGTGAGCATTTAGCACAAGTTCTTGCGATGTCTAAAACAGTGGATAGCGATGTACCCGATTGGGTGCAGTTAGCTACTGACGACCCTTTGGAATACACCAGACAACGGGCGATCTTCGATGCTTCTGAAACCCAACGCGCTGCACAGAACGCAGAGGCGGCACGGTTGCAGTTTATCCAGCAACAGGAACAGCAACAAAAGCTGCAATCCTTTGTGCAGGCACAGGCTCAGAAGCTAAACGAACAAATCCCTGAGTTGGCTGGCGACAATGCGCCTACATATAAAGCTGGTATCACCAAATATATGCAGGATGTCGGCTATACGAGCGAAGAATTAGGCAAGCTATTTGACCACCGGGCAGTTGTTTTGGCTGACAAGGCGCGTAAGTACGACGCTTTGATGGCTAAAGGCACTGAGGTTAAGCAGAAGGTCAAGGGCAAGCCCCGCGTTCTCCGTCCGGGTAAGAAGCAATCTAAAGCAGTCGTAAAAGACAAAGCACGAAATCAGCAAATGTCACAACTCCGTAACTCAGGCTCCGTAGACGATGCCGTTGCATTGCTGCGGGGGAGATAAACTTTAAAATAGGAGAAGCCAGATGGCTCAACCAACTAACACTTACTCGACATACGACTCAATTGGTCAGCGTGAAGACCTTTCTGATGTGATCTACAACGTGGCACCTTGGGAAACCCCATTGATGTCAAAAATGCCAAACAACAAAGCAACTGGTACTCTGCACGAGTGGCAGACTGACTCGCTGGCTGCTGTTGATTCAACTCCTTGGGAGATTGAAGGCGACGACGCTACGACTGACGCCGCAACTGCAACGGTTCGCTTGACGAACTACTGTGGTATCTCCGACAAGGTGGCTCGCGTCACTGGCACACAACGGGCTGTCGATCTTGCTGGTCGCGCTGACGAAATGAACTACCAAATCGTTAAGCGTGGGCGTGAGTTGAAGAAAGACATCGAAACGGCAATCTTTGCCAACAACATCAAAGTCGCGGGTAACGATACTCTCGCGCGTGAGGTTGCTGGTATTGAGACATGGATCGACACCAACACCTCTGCTGGTGCAGGCGGCTCTGACGGCTCGCTTGGTGCAACTGCCCGTACTGATGGAACGCAACGCGCTTTCACTGAAAGCCTTTTGCTGGACGTACATCAGGCAGCTTGGACAAACGGCGGCAACCCAGACACTTGTTATGTAGGCGCTTTCAACAAGCGTGTTGCATCCGGGTTCACTGGCGTTGCTACTAAGTTCAAGGACGTTGACGATAAGAAGATCATCGCCAGCGCTGACGTTTATGTTTCCGACTTCGGAGAGATGAACATCGTTCCTTCACGTCACGCCCGTTCACGTACCGCGTACTTGATTGACCACCAAATGCTGGCGTTCTCAACGCTTCGCAACATGGAAACCATTGACCTTGCAAAAACTGGCGACAGCGAGCGCAAGCAACTTCTATGTGAGTGGACTATTGAGTGCCGGAACGAAGCGGCTCATGGCTTGGTTGCTGATTTAACAACCAGCTAATCTGACTAGGGGGAGGTTTCGGCTTCCCCCAATGTCCTAACCTTTAGGAGAAGAAACGTGTCAGATATTTTATCCTTAGACCATACAACGCTTGTCGTTAATGAAGCAGACGTTTCAACAGCGGGCAGTGTTTGGGTGGTCGCACCTACGGACGGCAAGATTGTTTATTTTGCTTCTGTTACTGATGGCGCTATCGCGACAGCCCCGGCAGTAATCACGATGGAACTTGGCGGGACTGCTGTAACAGGCGCTTCGCTTTCTATCACGCACACATCAAGTGCTGCGGGCGACGTTTATACGGCTGTCCCTACTGCCTTGAACCACGTAACGAAGGGCCAAGCGATTGAAATCATCACTTCCGGCGCTTCAACAAACACGGTGTCCGCTAACTATACGGTGGTCATTAAGCACACTACTAACTAGGTTGCGGGGGGCTTCTGCCCCCCACTTCCGCTGAAAGGTCATCATGCGAAATCAGAAAAGATCAGTAGTCGAGAACGCGCCTACGGCATTGCCGCAGTCAACCCAAGTCGTTCGCATTGTTGTGGGCAACGTATGGGGCGTTGACGTTAAGTTCTACCTTGAAGACATCATTGAGCTTGATAACGGGCTGGCTCAGTTGCTTATCGACAATGGGCAAGCCAAAGAGACCAAAGACGACCCGACACACTACGTTGACGGCGAAGGCAAGCGAGCAGCAATATGAAAGAATTATTAACCAGCGCACACGGGATCGACACTTATGCCCACCGCGAAGGCGGGAAGTTGATTATTGAAAACGTGTTTGATGCAGAGCCTATATTGGAAGCGAATAAGATTGCATCCAACGATGGCACAGGCGGCTGGACACCTTCTAGGAATATGCGGAAAGTGGCAAGCGTCCCTATCGCATTACTGGAATTATGGAACAGTATGGGCATTTCGCCTACCAAAGACCGTAAGGAATTCTTGCGGCGGCTTAACGACCCTGACCTTCGGGGTTTCAGAACGGACGGTGGAAGCAGATTATGAAAAACCAACAGTTTGACGTTATTACGAACAGCGCCGCGCTTGGCGCAACAACCACAGGCAACAAGATTGATGTCGGTGATTTCCGCGCGATTGATATGTATATGTCATGCACTGCGGTATCAGGGACAAACCCAACTTTGGACGCTGTTGTATCCTCAAGCGCAGACGGGACAGTGTGGATTACCCATACGACGTTCACGCAGATTACAGCGGCGGCAACTGAGTTGAAGTTCCTTGAAAAGTTCGGGCGCTATATCCGCGTTGTAGCGACGATTGGCGGCACTAACACGCCCACTGTCACATTCACCCTGAAAGCTGTGGGCAAGGCTTAAAATGCGTCATATCGCTATCATAGGGCTGGGCGATGGCATGAACGACGCACCCCGCGACGTTGAGCGCTGGGGCTTGCCTTGGGGCGGCGATAGTGGCTTGGATATGTACTTTGAAATGCACGATAAGACGGTGCGCCCATTCACTGACGGGTATAAGAACAAGCTGGCAGAATTAGATGTCCCTGTCCTGATGCAGAAAAGCATGGAGGGCGTCCCTAACTCGCTAACGTATCCCAAAGAAGCCAAAGAGATGATGGACAACTACATCGAAAGTTCGACGGGATATATGTTGGCTTATGCCATATATCTTGATATCGACGTTATTGAGTTGCATGGCATCGGCGCACCATTTGACAGCCATTACGTCCACCAACGGGCAAATCTTGAGTTTATGATTGGCTTTGCGCTGTCGCGTGGCATCCAAATACAGATCAACGACAAGAGCGAACTAATGACAAGCAACTGGGAAGCGGGCATATACGGCTTCGACCAGAACAACCTCAGACCGGGAACAGAATATGTCCATTAGCACTTATGCAGAATTACAGACGAGCATAACCAACTGGCTGCGGCGTGGGGGCGATACGGATTTGGTAGCCCGCGCACCCGACCTGATTGACTTGGTTGAGGCGCAGTTTAACCGCGACTTGAAACATCGGTCTATGGAAACAACGACAGACCTGACCCTTACGGGCGGCGTACAAACTGTTGCATTGCCGTCAGACTTTATTGAGGCGCGTTCGGCTGTTTTGCAGACCACGCCATTGGTTGTTATGACATTTGTAACGCCAACAACCCTTGACACGAACTTCGGCAGCGGCTCAAGCGGCATCCCTTCTGAATTCGCCATTATTGGCAACAACATGAAAGTCGGGCAGATACCAGACAGCGGTTATGCGGTTGAACTAACTTATTACCAGCAGATTCCGGCACTGTCTGATAGCAACACAACCAACTGGTTATTAACCGCGCACCCCGACATCTATTTGTACGGTTCGCTGTTACAGGCTGCACCATATATGTCAGACGACGAACGCATTCCAGTATGGGGGGCATTCTATGACAGGGCTGTTGCAGGCATCAAGAAAGACGACACCCGCGCT